GTTAAAATAGGAAATTAATATGGGGAACAAGGGAGAAGAATTAGCAAGGGCAGACCAAGCTAAACAGATTTTAGAACATCCTCTATATGTAGAGGCTCTAGCCACAGTAAGAGAAGCGTTAATAGACCATCTCTTAAATACCAGAGTAGCCGAGGAAGTGGAAAGAGATAGATTGTATATAACAATCAAAGCATTAGACTTAGTGCATCAGCACATACAGTCAGTGCTTGAGACAGGCACACTTGCTGAGAAGGAGCAAGACTTTTTTAATTAAGCGTGAGGAGTAACCAATGGATTCTGCAGAGAACACCCAAGAAGTTGTAAATGATAATAGAGCAGATGCAGGTACAACTGCTGAAGCAAGTAATAAAATCCTTAGTATGTGGGACTCAGAAGAGCAAACCGCAAGCGAGGTAGCCGATACCACTGTTGACGAGGAAGTGGTAGAGGAAACACAGGAAGCTGAAGAGGTAGAAGAAGAAGCCCCAGAATCGGAAGAGGAAGGACAAGCTGACGAAGAAACCGAAGAAGAGGTAGAAGAAGAAGAGTTTGATGTAGTAGCGGAAGAAGACTTAAAATATACTATTAAAGTAGATGGAGAGGAATTAGAAGTTGGTATTGATGAACTTAAGAACGGATACCAAAGGCAAGCTGACTATACTCGTAAGTCTCAAGCATTAGCAGAGCAGCGTAAGGAGACGGAGCAAATCCAGTCCGAGCGTATGCAACTAGAGCAAGAGAGGCAAATGTACGCAAATGGTTTACAGATGTTGCAAGAGCAACAATCGGCCAAGCTAAACGAGTTTAATAGTGTAGACTGGGAGTCTTTAAAAACAGAAGACCCTTATGCTTACATGATTAAGAAAGAAGAGTTTAGGGATGCACAAGAAAAAGTGCAAGGCGTAGCACAGCAACAACAATATGTTCAACAAGAACAGATGCATCAGCAACAAGCTGCTAAAGCAGAGTTCGTAAGAGCAGAGTATGCTAGGCTCGTTGAGGCTTTACCAGAGTGGGAAAATAAAGAATCTACTATCAAAAAAGATATTAGAGATTATGCTGCCACAGCAGGTTTTCGACCAGAAGAGATTGACCAGTTAGCAGACCATCGTAGTGTCTTAGTAATTCAAAAAGCTATGGAATATGATAAGCTAACAAAGAAGGTAGCTCCAAAGAAGAAAGCGGTAAAGAAAGTCCCTAAAGTTCAGAAGTCTGGAAGAGGTAACTCGAAAGAAGATGCAGCCACTGAAGTAGCCAAGAAAAAGCGTGCACGGTTGAGGAAGTCCGGTAAGCAAGATGATGCCGCTTCCTTATTTTATGATATGCTTTAAGGAGATAAGAAATGCCAACGCAATTCAAAACATACGATGCAACAGCAATCCGTGAGGATTTGTCTGATGTAATCTATGATATTTCCCCTACTGATACTCCGTTCCTTTCGGGCATCGCAGGTAAAGGCACTGTTGCTAATACCACTTTCGAGTGGCAAACAGATGCACTTGCTGCTGCTTCGGGCACGAACTATCACGTGGAGGGAGCTGCTGTGGGTACTGCTGCTACTACTGCTACTACGAGATTAAATAACAAAACACAAATCTCGAAGAAAGTTGTTGAAGTATCTGGTACACACGAAGCGGTAAACAATGCTGGTAAAAAGTCAGAGATGGCACACCAACTTGCTAAAGCCTCGAAAGAGCTTAAGCGTGATATGGAAACATCCCTGCTTGCACTAAACGACTCTGTGACAGGTGATGCTTCTACAGCACGTGAAACTAGAGGAGCTGCACACTTCATTACAACTAATGTAACTGATGCAGGTACTTCTAATTCACACGCAGCAGTTGTTGAAGCTGACATCATTGCAGTAGCAGAAGCTACTTGGAATGCTGGAGGCGAGCCTTCAACTATGTTACTTGGTGCTACTAATAAGAAGTTAGTAACAGCTATGTCTGGTCGTGCTGATGCTGTTCGCTCAGTTGCAGACAACAACACAACTATCCAAAATGCAGTTGATGTATATGTATCAGACTTTGGTACATTCAACATCACTCTTGACAGATACTGTGACCAAGACACTGTATACTTCCTAGACCACGATATGTGGTCAGTTGAGTACCTTCGTGATTTCCAAACTGTGGATATTGCTAAAGAAGGTGACTCTGAGAAGAAGATGCTTCTTGTAGAGTATGGCTTACGTTGTGGCAATGAAGCTGCAAATGGTAAGATTAGATACACTACTGGTTAATAACTAACCTAATGACCACCCTAGGAAACTGGGGTGGTTTAATAATATGGCAGTCAATACAAAAATCATAACAAATTTAGATGGAAGCCTTACAGTTGCTAGTGGGCAAGACGATAAGGCAGTCAAGAAGGTAGCTGACTTTAATAAACAAGATAAGTTCAGTGCTGGAAGAAACAAATACAAAGGTGACTCACAGTTTTCACACCGAGTAGCAAGGATACCTCTTATTGTAGTAGAGAAGATGATGCGAGAAGGCGTATGGGGAAACAAAGATAGAATGAAGGAATGGCTGAATCATCCAGACAACGCTCCTTGGAGAACTACTAAAGGAAAAGTATAATGGCACTAGGTACATTTACAGAATTAAAATCAGCAATAGCAGACTGGCTAGATAGGTCAGACCTGACAGATAGAATACCAGACTTCATTGCTCTAGCTGAAACAAGAATTAACAGAGAGTTACGCATACGACCTATGGAAGTCAGAAGTAAAATGACTACTACATCAGGACAGCAATACTTTAATCTTCCGGGTGGTTACATTCAGATGCGTAATGTACAGCTCAATACAAACCCTACAGCACCTCTTGAATACATAACACCAGAGATGTTAGATAGGCTGTATGGCAGTAGCACAACAGGTAAGCCAAGAGCTTACACACTCATTGGAGACGAGATTCAATTAGCTCCTATACCAGACTCAAACTATGAAATGGAAATGGCTTTCTATGAAAAGTTTACACCTCTAGGTGATGGTACTTCAGGTACAGTCACAAACAACTGGCTCACTAAGAATGCACCAGACATCTTACTATATGGTGCTCTAATGGAGGCAGAACCTTTTATTAAAAATGATGAAAGAATACCAGTTTGGTTACAAGCCTATAGAGATTCTGTAGACAAAATACAAAAAGCAGACCAGAGAGACAGACATTCAGGTTCAGCTATGAGAGTAAGAAATATATACTCTGGAGTTGAAGGATAATGCAAAGCACTTGGTCAGCAGACTCATCAACTTGGTCAGGTAATTCCTATATATGGGATAACAGCACATACCAAGTAACAGCAACAATGACACAGACTATACTGTCTGAGTTAAATGAAGAAGACACTGTATTCCCTAGGTCACTTAGTTTAGGTGGTAACTATGGAATGACTGGTACGACAGCACACGTTATGCCAGCATCTATTTCACTAGCAAACTCTAGTGATGTGGCTGATAGTGGTTTATTGACAATGCCAGTTACTGCTACACTTGCTGGAACAAGTAACATAAAGAACAACGTGAATTTTGAAGAGAGTGGAACTATGAGTATGACTAGTTCTGCTTCAAGTGACAATAACTTCTTATGGAACGATGTAGAGGAAGACGAGGACACACTTTGGACAAAAATAAGTGACCCAGATAATTAATAACAGGAGCAAATAATGGCATTAAGTAATGTAAACATCGGGCTGGCTAACTTTTGGAAAGTTACTTGTCTTGATAAAGATGGCAACATCAAATGGGAAGAGGATAACAAGAACCTAATTACTACAGTAGGTTTAAACCATATTCTAGATACACAATTTCACGCAAGTACGCAAGTTACTACTTGGTACATAGGTCTAAAAGGTGCTGGTACTCCAGCTGCTGGTGACACTATGGCATCACACTCAAGCTGGGCAGAACTTACTGGCTATTCTGGAAACAGAAAGGAATGGACAGAAGGTGCAGCTTCATCGGGTAGTATGACTAACAGTTCTAGCGTAGACTTTACAATTAACGCAACAGCTACAATTGCTGGTGCTTTCTTAAACACAGCAGCAACAGGAACAAGTGGTACACTATATGGTGTAGTAGACTTTAGTTCTTCAAGAGCAGTAATCTCTGGTGACACACTACAGGTAACAGTAACAGTAACAGCTGCTTCAGCATAAAGGAGTAGACAATGGCTTTAGAGGATTTAACAGGTACTAAGTACATTGATGACCTCAATTCGGCAAACCCAGCAGCAGGTGATAATGTCTCTGAGGGTGATGACCATATTAGAGGAATTAAGAATGTACTAAAGACTACATTCCCTAATATTGATGGTGCTATAAATGCCACAGACACTGAGCTTAATTATGTGGATGGTGTTACCTCTGCTATTCAAACTCAGTTAGATGCAAAGGTATCAAATGCTACACACACTGGTGATGTAACAGGAAGTGGTGCTCTCACTATCGCAGCTGGTGCTGTGGATATTGCAATGATGAGTGCTACAGGTACAGCAAGTAGTTCTACTTATCTAAGAGGTGACAATGCTTGGTCTACAGTAGATGCCCTGCCTTCTCAAAGTGGACACGCTGGTAAATATTTAACAACCGATGCTTCAAGTGCGAGTTGGGCAACCTTAGATACTGATGCCAACACAACAACCAAAGGCTTATACGAACACGAACACACGATTGATGCTGACTACAGTATTACGAGTGGTAATAACGCAATGAGTGCAGGCCCAATAACAATTTCAAGCGGTTATTCAGTTACAGTTCCAACTGGTAGCACTTGGGTAATCGTATAGGAGATATAGAGAATGTCGAAAATAAAAGTCAAAGGCCACGATTCGGGAACAGGAGTTATCACAATTGAAGCTCCGAATACGAGTACAGATAGGGTAATCACATTACCTGACTCAACAGCTACACTAGCAACGACTGACATAAATTCATTTACTGGTGATACTACTATAACTTCGGGTGACATAGTTTTTGCAACTGCTGGTAAAGGAATTTGTTTAGGTGTAACAAGTAATACTGATGCCAATACTTTAGACGATTATGAGGAAGGTACTTGGACTCCTACTGTAACTTGTCATACTAGTGGTTCTTTCACATTAG